TCAGCTACCCATGCGAATACTGCGCCGCAGGCTAAGAGGCAACGGCGTGGCGTACCCAATGAGACAGTACTGATCCAGGGCGAACAGTACGACGCTTTCCAGGCCCCTGCCCTGCGCCATGCGGACTTCCTTCAGCCATGCTGTGGTGGAATCGCCAACGTCCACCAGATGCGCACGCTGCGAGGCAGGGAAGCTCGTATTGCCGAAGTCAACACCTTGCTCGCACAAGACCAGATTACGCCCCAGGGTGTAGCCGATGCACTCCGTCTTCAGGATCGTCAACGAGGAAGGCGTCCAGGAAGCCGGAGGAAAGTTAAAAGCCGAGTTAAACGCCGTCGCGTTCACGTCGGTGGGATAGAGCACCTCAAACCGGCAGGTCGGCTGCATAGTGCGGACGTGCGCCATCACTGAGGTCGTGAAACCACCCAGCGCGGCTTGCAGGAACGCCACTTCATCGGGATAGGATGCGGGGTTCACCGTATTCGTAGTAAACGTGGTCATGGCGCGCCCGTAGTGGGCGAGAAACTGCGCCTGCGCCCATGCATCGTAGAACGGCATACCGGAGTAGGCGACGTAGGCCGGGTCGGTCGGAAGGTAACCGTTGTTCGCGAAATACCACCACTGCACTTCGCCGAACTGCAGAAACGGAGTGAGCCCGGCCGCCGCCTGAATCGATGCCATCTCGGCGTAGACTTCCTGCCAGAACGCCAGGCTCGTGGGCGAAAAATTCGTCTGGAGCGAGGGTGTTGGCAGAAGAATCGGATCGTCGGACGGCGCGCGCTGTGCGATCCCGGCCGCCACCGATGGATCGCCGTTGCCCAACTCCATGCTGAAGGACGCCGCCGCGTCGATGCCGTAGCCGTGCAGAGCCGCGACGTAGCTCGTGCTCCAGTCGCGAACGGCGCGGTTCAAGCGGGGCGACGCGCTCAAGTCGGTATACCAGCTTCCGTCCGCACCGCCGCTGAAGGAGCTGGCGGAGACGGTCACATCCGGCATATTTGTAGGCGACGCGCTCAAGGTGTAGCTGTTCCCAGCCGACCCGATCAGCCGTGAGGTAATGGTGAGCACCCTGCCCGAGTAGCTGGCCCAAATCCCCGTCGAGCCATTATTAATCGCGTTTGCGAAGGCAATCGCCAGCGTTGCAGGCGTGTCGTCCGGATGCATCACTTTGTTGAATGCAGTGCCGTTGACAGTCAATTGCATCGATTGCGACCCGTCGCCATCGGCTACCGTGATTGGGCCGCCGAATGTAACGGTGGCCGACGCGAAGCCAAATCCGCCGGGCACTAATTCATAAAACCATAACGCGCCGACGTAATGATTCTGCCTCGCCGCGAAGCCCAGCGAATCGATGAACCACGCCGTCCGCTCGGGCGCAAGCGAGATCGAATGAAGCGTGTCCCAGTCCGTCGCCAGTGTCAGGCGCGGCTCGCGGGGAAATGTCGGCAAATCCTGCGTGGGAACGGCGGCTTCGAAGAAATCGAAGTAGAAATAATCACCGGTCGGACCCTGGTTCGTGACAGTGACGGTGTGCGTTCCCGCGGCAAATTGTCCGATGGGCCACCGAATCAGCACATCCTCGCCGGTGACAAACAGGCTGGCTGTACCCGCGGACGCGCCGTCCACTGTGAATGCCACCTTTGTGCCCGTCGCCGAGCTTAGCCCTAGGTATCGCGTGCCTAGATAGAGCGTATGGGACTCGCCCGATGTGTACGTGCAGGAAACCGTGTCGCCCAGCGTCGTGGAGTAGCGAATGATGCCGCCGGAGAAATTGCCCCGTGCCTCTGCCCACGATCCGGTATAAGAGACTTCCGCCGAGTCGTCTTCGATCCGCTGCGTCCCGGTCCCGGCTACGGAGTAGGTAGCGTTTGTCCCAGTAACCGTCCAATTGCTAACCACCACCTGGAATTCGCTGCGAGCGAAGGCCCCGGTTTGCAGATCGGCCGCGTAGGTCCAACGCATCTTACGGATCGAATTGGTTGGCACAGACACGGGCGCACCGGTGAATGATGGCGACGCGTAGCCCTGCAGAGTCCCGAAGTTAATCGTGATGCTCCACTGTGTTGGGCTGGTACCGTTGGCGAATGTTTTGGTCGGCGCATCCCAGGTCGCGGCGGGTGTGTCCGAGTAGGTGTACATCGCGAAACGGTTGCCGTTAATTCCCGATGTCGTAACCCCGTGCCCACCAGTGTAGGAAATACGAATGGTGTTGCCTGTTACCGATGCGGCGAGATCCGTTGGCTGGTAAGGATTTGGGTACGTCTGAATCAGGGCCAGCAAATTTGAGAGCGCATCCGATATTCCGGAGGTTCCGTTGAACGTGTAGGTGTAGTGAGTGTCCAGATAAGCGATGCCGACGTGCGTTCCCGCCGCAGGAGTCCCACTACCCGACAACGTAAAGTCCGCATAAGCGTTTTGGTAACCACCGGAAATGGCGGTGGCGTGCGCGGCGATCGGCACGTAATAAATTTCATTCTCCGGACCCCAGATGCGCAGCGACGGCCAGTCCACCGTGGCATACAACTGGGAATCGAGCGGGATGCAATTGGTGCGCGTTTCCTCGTAGGTCAGCACCAGACCGCTCAAATCGCCATCGGGGAGATTGCGAAACGCCGGATGCTCATAAACGTTGTCGCGATTCCACTCGATCACCGCCCAGTCGAACTGCTGACGCCAGGTTCCGGAGAGCGTGAATCCTGTGGCGGAGGCGCTACTCAATGCCGCGATCGCCGTCGGCTGGTAGTAAAAACACTGCAGGTCGCGGTCGGGTCTCAGTTTTTGAATTTGGTCGGGCATGTCGAATCACAGCCGGATGACGACGGTGAGGTCGCGTCCGGGCAGGCTATTGGCGGCGCTCGGAACCGAGAGAATATCCAGACTGATCTGCGCGCCGGAAGCCAGCGGAGCAAGTCCAAAGCCGCTGACGGCGGTCGCTTCCGTCGTGCCGTCCGCAATCGTCAGCGTACAGAATACCGTGCTGCCTTGCCGGAGTTGCAGGCTGATCGGCCCTCCGCTCGGTGCTTCGCTAACCACCGCGAAGATGTCTCGCATCGCCTGCGTTGTTTCGGCGATCAGCGGCGGCGCGGCATCGGTTTGGACGGCCAAATATCCTTCCACCTGCAGAGAAATCTGGCCTCCGGCCATCGTCCGCAATCCCTGATCCGCGGTGCCGACGAACGGCACCACGGTCGCGAAGCCGGTTCCGTAAACGTTGGTCATCTCCAGCGCCGCCGCCGCGATCCGCACGTCCGGCAGGAACACGGAATAGGCGAAGTCGCCGCTGGCAGGACTTCCGAAGAATCCCGGGACGAACGGAACGATGCTTACGTTCTGCTCCAGAGCATAAACCGGAGGCGTAGTCGTGTGCGCCGCCGCCGTAGTTCCCTCCGCGCCGCGCAGCACCGTATATTGCGCTCCACCGGGAAGCACCGCTTCTATTTGCAGCACCTCAGTTTCGATCTGTAGCCGGTCGCCAACTGCGTTTGTGCCGGACGCGCCCAGGGTGATCGTCGTGTCGCCCGCCCCGATCCCCGAGGCCAGCCGCAAAGTCGACGGGCTGTTCAGTTCATTCCAGTAATACAGGATCAGCGTTCCCGCGGATATCGTGTGCGTATTCGCGAAGCCAGAAAACGCGATTCCTACCAGGTCGATCGCCCCCTGTCCCGCCAAATCGACGCCAAATACTGGAGCCGGCGGCAGCCCGGAATCGGCACCCCCGCCCGAGCCTCCAACAATCTGCCAGGTTGTCACCGGGTTCAAGGCCTCCGATGTCTCGTCATCCTGCGCGTTCGCCGATCTGCCCGACACCTCCACGCTCGCGCCGGGCTGGTTTGGAACCTCCATCGTCACTGGACTCGTCGATCCCAAGCCCCCGAAGGTCCAAGTCGATTCTGCCACCGTGAAGAAACTCGTCGTGTCTGGCGTCACTGCGAATGCTGGCGCCACGGTCAGCGTTGTTGTGGTATTCGAAATCACCCTACGTTCCTGCGCCGCGCCCTTGCCGCGCGTGATGCGCACGATGTCGCCTGCGTAGTCGTTTACCAGCATGCCCAGTGTGCTGTTGGCGATGGTCGTCGCCGTAGCCGACGTCACCGCTTCTTCCGGTTGAAGTTCCATACGCCAATAGAAATTCGCGTGATCATAGTTCGGATCGGGAGGCCCTTGCAGTTGTGCCGCTGCGCCAGAATCGGTGTAGCTTGCAGTGACCGTCGAGTTCGCGTGAATCAGCAGCAGCTGGCTCGGATTCACGCCGCGATACACGCGGAACCCGCTGGTGCCGGACGAGAAACTGAACCCGGTCAGCGTGGCCGTGTTGGTATTGGTCGTCGGAGGCAGCGTCGCCTGGACAATGAAAGAAAGCCCGCTCTCCGCGCCCGTCGAATCCAGCGCGCTAACCGCGTAATAGAAGGATTGCCCTCCCGCCAGCGTTCCCCCCGTCGTCGCCACCGTCGGCGTCAGGCTCAGTAACGGGATCGAGACGCTCGACGCCCCAGGCAGCGCTGGAGGCGTGAAGGCCGCGCTCAACTGAATCGCGGTGCTCCCGTCGCCTCTGGCAATCGGGGTTTCTATGATGCCAAACTGCTCCACTCCGTGCGTGTCCGTAACACTCCCCACCAAAGGACGCGGCATCCCGCCCTGATTGCTTGCGTAAATTCCGCCGCCCGAAGCGTTCGCGCCGCCCGTCGTGTACCAGTCGTCATCGTGCCACTGCGCCGTGATCTGGACGATCTGGTAATCCTGCCCCGGAGCTATCTTTACGACTCGGAACGGCTGGCGGCTCAGCCCTTCCTTTAGATAAGTGACCGTGATAAGGTCGCCAGGCGCGATGCCGATACCTTTAACCGACGTGCTGAACTCCACCAGCGTGTATCCGGCAATGGATTTATTGAGCTGCAATTGCAGCATGCGCGTCGCCTGGTCGAAGTTCGGCAGCCCGACGCCGGGAAACGGCGCGGTAACAATCCGGTCCGTTAACAGCGAGTCGTCGATATCCACCAGCGTTAGGCTGTCCTGCTGATACTGATTGAACTCGTCCTGAAATTCCACCGTCAACTGATTCGTGGTTGCCGTTCCATTTTGCGAATAAAGCCGGATCGCCGGATCGCCATTTGAGCTTCTCAGGATCCCCGAGTAGGTGGCCGATCCGTCGCTAAATTCATACGACGGCCATCCGCCGTTCAGAGCCTCTGTGCTGTTCGTCCCGTCCGGAGCCGTCGGCTGCTGCAGCGCCAGGGTGTTTTCCACACGAAGATTCAGCAGCCCGGATTTGTCGTAGCTGAGCATCAATGACGACGCGACTCGAGTCGACTTCGCCAGCTCGGCCGCACTCTGGCGGTTCTGGATCACCAGGTTGCATTTAAATCGCGCCGTCGAGGTGGAATTGCCGTACAAATCCGTCGTGGAGATCGGTTCGCCGCAATAGGCCGCCGCTGCGGCGAAACTCGGCAGGTTCATGTCGGACGTCAGCCAGCCGCTTCTGCGCAGCACGTCCATCAAAACCCACGCTGGATTATTCGTGAACGACGCTCCCAATGAATTACCGCTCGAATCGAACTGCTCAATCAGCAGACCGTTTACCAGCACCCGCACAGTTGGTGTGGACAATCCGTTCGCGATTGCGTTCGGAACAACCACGCTCAGATATGCCAGGCTCCCATAGGGATCGCCGAGCGGGTTTCCTGCGCTATCAGTAAAGTTCGGATCGAACGCCCCGTTCCTGCCGCCCGCACTGATCAGCGAATACCAACCGGTCCCCGTCATGTTAGTGCCGTCTTGAGCCTGTGGAATCGCATCGCCGTTCACTAGCACCTGCAGGATGCCCGAAATCGGCCCCATTCCCAGCAGGAGCTCCATCCGCGTCAGGTTCCCGTCATTACGCAAAAATACGATGGGAGGGGTATACCAGGCCGTACCGTAAACCAGCGGAACAAAGTTGTTATAAAGCGCGATATTGTTGTAAAGCGGCGATAGCTCCGTATTCTTCTGCCCATATCCGCGCACCACAATCTGGGCCGGCACGAACTCGATCCCGCCGAACCGCGCGGTTGTATTGTTCGCCGAGTCCTTGTTGAACATGCCGCGCTGAACGCAGGAGGTCCGCGTGTAATCGCAACTCGTGTAAGCTGCGCCGCTGTTCAGGTTGCCGACGCCGCCCGTCTGATCCGCTGAATACCCGCATTTATACAGAGCGGAATACTGCCCCTTCGGCCCACCCGTCAGCGCCTGTTGCCTCTGTGCCGCCGTCGATGGAAAGAACCACGGACACGTCCGTTCGATGCGGGTATCCGGCAAGAGAATCCTCTGCAGATTCAGCCGATTCATCACAGTGACGCGAAACGCCGACTCCGTGATCTCGTCCGGGGAATTCGCGATCCCTCGGAACACCACTCGCGCCTCGGACGCCGGCTCGCTCGCCACGAAATCATAAAACAGGAACTGAATCGTAACCTGCGCGCCCTTGAATCCCGTCGCTCGCTCAATCTCAGAAAAATGCGAGTCGGCATTCGCTAGCGTTAGTGCGATCTGCGCTGCCCCATCTAATCCGTCAGATGACGAAGCCGTCAACTGGAATAAAGTGTGCTTCAGCAGCCGAGCCGCGTACGCCGTGCTGCCAAACGTCGCGGCGTGGGTACCCCAATGCTCCGTTGCCCCCGAACTCAACACGCAGTCGATCAGGAATAACGGTGTCGTCGGAGTCGCTTGCTCCTTCAGAACATCGATCGTGCTCATTGGCTCTCCATATTCACGATCCGGACGACCGCGTCATAAACATCCGTGCCCTGGGCCGTCACCGTCAGCCTGTCGCTTGCGAATCGAGCACTCGGATAGACTGCCCCGGTCGTCCCTGTCAGCTTGTAGTCGGATGGTGCCAGTTGTGCCTCCGCCTGTATCCCGAACATCTCAATCGCCCCGCCGGCCGGCAGTTGCGCCGCGAACGTCACGGAATTGGCCACTTGCCCAACATTTCCGGCCAACGAAATCCGCGTCCATTGGGCCCCCGGAAAGAACGTCTCCGTCACACTCCCGCCCGCCGACGCGATCGATAACGTCACGCTCGTTCCATTAGTCGATCGTGCCCATACACTCAAGCAGTAATGGAAATTCCCTGGAACTGCCACCGTCTGCGCCACGGCCAGCGGTGCTTGCCCGCCGTTCGTCACGCCCGTCGCTCGCGTCGTGCCCGAAGGATCGGTCACGCCGGTGGTCAGTTCGATCAGCGGACCGTTCGTCCACGCCGAGCCGCCGAAGGTCTCGCTGTCCGCCAGCAAATTCCCCGCCGGATCCAGAAACGTGAACGGCAGCCACATCCCCGACGTCGCCTCGAACAGCGCCTCAATCGACGCCCATTCCGGGCCGGTCAGTCCCGTCAGGTGAAGTTCCCACCCCAGGCTCGCCGCGTCCGGATCGGCATAAACGTCTCTTGTCCCGTCCCCCAGCGTGTTCACAACGCTGCGCTGCCGCGACATTTTCTTTAGCGGATATAGGCTGGAAGCGCCTGTCGAGATTTGTGGAAACACCAGCATTTCAGCTCCGGTTCTCCTTGACAGTTAGTTGCGTCTTCCCTCGTGCCACATCGTCGAACTCCAGCGTCAGATCGTCGCTTGCGAAGCTGCAACTCGCATAAACAGTGCCATCCCACGGATCAGTGAAGGAAAACGTGCCCGAGCGGCCGCCCACACTCTCGAAAAACAGCTCCAAATTCTCCAATTCCGATTCGTCCAGCAGTTCCAGCCGGATAACCCACTGGATCAGGGGCGTTCCGAACCCCGGAAATCTCTGTTCGCTGCCGTCCAGGAACCGCAGTACGTTCGTCGCGTACTGCCTCGCTCGGTCGGACCCATACTGCGCGATGGCCCCCGTCTTCAATGCCGGAAAGCTCGCCATGTTAAACCTCCCGGATGACGTCGTTCAGCATCGACGTTTCCAGCATCGCCTTCCTCACCGCCGCCGCAATGTCGTTGCTCCGGTCCAGAAACGATTGGCTATCCATCGCCTGTACCTGCACCGTGATCTGCTGCTGTGCCGAGGCTGCCGTAAGCTGCCGAGGCAAGCCGCCTTCGCCAAAATCCACGCCTGACGCCCCGGCTGCCGACGCTCCCGTGAATCCCGCTGTCAAATTCACGGGCAAAGGTTGGATGTAAGGCGTCACGGTCGTCTGCGTTCCGCCTCCGCCCCCGCTGAACAACCCCATCAGTCCCGAAATCAGCGGGCTCAATCCCGATCCCAAGCCCAGCGTGTCCAGCAGCGTACTCGCCACCGATCCCGCAGTTGAACTCCCTCTTCCTTTGGTTGTCGAATTGGTGTTCAGAGCGCCGGTGTTTGCCTCGATGCTAGCGATCTGCGCTTGGTTGATTGTCTGCAGTTGTTGTAACTGCGTCGCGATCGTCGTCAACTGATCGTTCACCGCGTTTGAACTGCTCGAGCCGCCCACGGCTACGTTCGTTCCGCCCGGAGCCGCCGACGTCAGCACCTGCCCAACGCTCGCGCTCGATCCGCCCAGTAGCGCGGTCACTTCCGTTGTTGGATTCTTTGCCATGTTTTATGTCAGTCCTGAACTTCCGCTAAAATCGCCACCTGCGAAGGGGACAGCCTACTGTGTCCCCAGTCCACAAGGGCCGTACTTTTAACTGAACGCAATCGGTGGACACAGCGGGCTGTCCCCTTCGCTTCCGGGATGCCCGCTGAGGAAGTAGGTTTCACGCAGACTCGTCCGCCCGCCACTCGCCTTCTAACAGCAGAAACGCATCGGCCTCTCTCGCCGGCAACTCTCCCAGCTGGCCCCCGCCGCCTAGCTTCCATCCAAAAAACTTCTCCAGCAGTTCGACACTCGCCGGCGTCACCATCGATTTCGGACATTCCTCCGACGAAACGCGCCCTCGCACCCATACCAGCTTCCGCGGCCCGCGCTTCTCCGCTGGTAAAAACCCGCACCGCCGCCTCACATCCAGCCCCTGCCGTCTGCATGGCTCGCACTTCCATCCGGCTTGGCTCGTCCGATAAAAATGGAAGGCGACTGTCAGTTTTTTCGTTCGTCCTCGTTCATTCCGCACTCGGATTTAATCCGCCACAGAATCTCTGCCGCCAATTCCACAGGCCCCCGCTCCACCAGCGATTCCGGAGTCGCCTCCGCCCCGTCGACCGTCAACCCTTCCACCGCCAGCAGGCCCCAATCCAGGTACACCCTGTCGATCTCCGCTGCTAAGACTGTCGCCTCCAGCGCCTCGCGAGCCCCATTCTCAAGCCGCGCCCCCGCCTCCAGGTATTCCATCTTGCGGCCGATCTCGCGAATCCTCCGCGCCAGCTCAATCCGGCGCCCGAACGACATTCGCGCAATCTGATACCGGACGCCGTTCACAGCCTCGGCCCCGTGCCACGCAGAGCTCTCCCACGCATTACCCGAATGCGATGTACAGTTCGTCATTGGCTGTTCCCTGCGCTCTGTTGTTGGTGAATTTCCATTGCAGCCGCGTCTCGGAATCGTCAAACTCCGGAACCATCGGCACCATCGCCGGCATATACGCCCCGCATAACTGACCCGCCTGCTGGCCCAGTTGCAGCATCACGCTGATCGGCGATCTCTGCCGCGCCGCCTGGTATAGCCCTTGCGTCTGCGCGTCCGCCATTTCGAACAGGCTGAAGTTCAGCGATACCGACCGCGTCGCCGCCGCGATGCATCGCGCATAATCGCTACCGAACTCCTTTGCCCGCAGCTCGATGTTATTCTCAAGCGTCAATTCCGCCGCCGTGATTGTCAGGAACTGGGCCTCGGTTACACCCAGCCACGCCTCGCCCAAATGTCCCGGCACGATCGTGTAATCGAAATTCGCCGCCGCCGGCTCGGCCGGAAATTGCGTCATTCCACCCTGGCCGTTTTGGAAGCTCGCGCTGTCCACCAAGTCCCGCGCCGGCCCCGAGAAATTGAACTGCTGAAAATCGCCGTTCACTTCGATCTGCATCTTGTCGATCGCCGCCCCCTCCACGATCCTCTGCACGGCTGTGGACGGGTCCCAGTAATCGAAAATGCTCGCGCTCGGCAAAGAATCCGCCAGTCCGTAGTTGATCGTCGGCCCCATTGCCGATCCCGCCACAGGCAGCGTCGTAAACCCAGCATTAATATAGATCGTGGACGGGTTCAAAATCGCCGTGACAAACCGCATCTCCCCATTGAACGTCACCGCTTGCCCCGCCGACAGTCCGTGCGGAGCAGTGAACGCGATCTCAGTCGTTCCGGTCAGCGACGCCACCGTGCCTCCAGCCCAAATCACCGGCGTCCCTCCCATTGCGCATTGGAACAGCGGACCGTATGCCGGCTGCGCCGACGTGTTCGACCATTCGGTCAACAGCGTGTCCACCGCGAAACTCGTGCTCTCGCGGACGCGGTTCGGCAACCCCACAAACGTCCGCGTTCCTGTCTTATCTTTACGCCCAATCTGCTCCGGAACCTGCTTCGCCTTGAACTTCAGCGCCGGTATCCGGTTCGCTCCCGTGATCGCTGGAATCATGCCGAAGCTGGACTCCAGAGCGCAATAAATCCGCTCATTATTTGAAGATATGTAACACGACATTTATCCCGTCCTCTGTTCCCGTCATTCTGGCTCCTGGCTGCTTCTTCAAACCGACATGTCCACTTCGAACGACACCTTCGCCACCTGCAAAAAGTTCTTTCCGCCCCGCTTCACCGGCTCGAACGCCACCTCATAACCGCCTGCGTAGAACGCGCCCTGTCCCCAATTGCCGCGGTTCGCATCCAAAATCGCAGTGACCGCGTCCACGTAAAGCCGCAGTTGATCTTCCAGTCCCTCGATCCGGTCCAGCGATACCCGCACCTCGGCCACCGTCCGCACTTTCCCCGAAAAGGCTCGAAATTTCTCCGTCAGCAGATTTCTCACTCTGTCGGAGTAAACTTGCACCACCGGATACTTCACCACCGCCGCACGCTCCGATATCTCGAACGCCATGTTCTGCGTCACGATATGCGCTGGAGGGATGGGAGCCAGTGCCACACCCGAATCCGCCGCCAGCGTCGCCACCGCGCTGCTCACGCCCGTATCGGGCGCCGTCAGAAGCCCGGCGAAAATCTGGGAGGCTATACTTGCCGCTTGCGCCAT